TATGGCAGCCTTATAAGACCCATAAGATATGATAAGGGAACCGATGGCTTCAGCAACTTCCTTCCAGTGTCCGGTAAGTTCGGAAAGCAAGTCAAGGCTTCCTCCGATGATTCCGTTATTGGCTTGGGCGATGTCGGCAAGCATGATTTCATAGCTGTCTTTGAGTTTGTCCAGTTTTCCGGAAAGGCTCTCTGTCAGGACGGCTTGCATATTATAGAACTTTCCTCCCTCGTTGGTCAAATCCCAAAGCACGTCTTTTACCATCTGGAAGGGGACCTCTCTACGGCTTATTTTGTCGAACACTTCTCCCACGCTTACAACTCGTCCTTCCAACATGCTGAACTTCTTAGCCAGCTCATCCAACAAAGGGATGCCGGCTTCCGTAAATTGCCTTACTTCCTGTCCACGGAGGAATGCTGCACTGCGTACCTGCCCGTAGGCCAGGATAAGGCGTCCCATGTCAACACCAAGTCCCGAAGATATGTCAGCCAGTCTCTTGGTCGTGTCATAAAGTTCTTCGTAAGGAATGGAGAACGCAGCAAGCTGCTTGGTGTAGCCGGTCAGGTCTTTGAAAGTATAGGGGCTTTCTACCGCAAGGTCCCGAATCTTTCCGAATATCGTTTCCGCTCTTCCGGCATCACCAAGGATAGATTTCAGGGCTATGCGTTGTTTTTGAAACTCACCGCCGATTTCTACGATTTGGGTGGCAAAACGTTCAATGGTGTACAATGAGTACAGGTTGGCTATCTGGTTTCTTAGTTGGGATGAAATGTTAGTTCCGCTCTTCATACTACGGTTCAGGCGTTCGCTCGAAGCGGTCTGCAAGTCGGCCGCACGTTGGGCACGGGAATGTGCCGCGGCAAGCTGTATTTGAGATAGGGCCGCACGTTGGGCCATGCGTGCTTGTATTTCCAAGATTCTTTGTGACCGCACGTCGCTGGCCGTGGTGTTGTAATTCAGTCCGGCTTTTGAGAAGGCTTGCCGGATGGCATCCTGCACGCTTGCCTTTTCAACTACCATTTTCACCCTTGCCTCGAACTCCTTGCCTTTCAAGGCTTCATTGATACTTCCCCTCAAAGTCTGTTTGTTCACCTCCATGGAAAGTTTACCGGTATTCTTGGGAAGGGTAGGGGTGATGCGGGCTTTGAATTCCTGTCCCTTCAGGTACGACGTGATGGCATTCCTGAAAACATTCTTGTCTATACCCAGTTTAAGTTTGGCATTTAGCTTGTCGAAGCGCTTCATAGCTTCTTCTATACCTGCCTGGGTATTGTCTTTTATACCCAATGAAAACCATAATTGACCCAAATCCGCCATTCTATTTTCCTCCGTTATCCTTTTTCAACATTTTTAGTCCTTCAAGGCTGATTCTTACACCTTTTCCTTTGGGGGCATTCCCATATTTCTTTTGCCATTCGTCAGCCTTATTAACCACATCCAAGGCATCCGCCTTTTCAAATTCCGGTCCCTCTCCTTTTCCACCTTTCCGTTTCTTTCCCCTTTCATAAACTATGATGGGGCAGTCTATCAGTCCGAGTTCGATTTGGGCAGCCGTATGGACCCAATAGTATCCCCACATAGGGACAACCCATATTCCGAAAAACAGGTTGAGGGGCTGTGTCAGGAAGGGATGTTTTTCTCCTGCCGACCACGCAGAGCCATAAAACTCTCTTGACGGATACGATTTACTTCCTCCCTCGTCATCGACTTTACGGTATCCTTCATCTCGGTCAGTAATATTGTACAGGCGCAATATCCCTCCACACGTACTTTTTTTTTACCTGTTTCTATAAGTGGGAGAAGTTCTTCGTCACTGTATTGCATTACGTAGAAGAACCAACGCCACAAGAACCAGTAAAAGAACAGAATCTTCCAATAACCGTTCAATACGATGGCGGCGGCACATTTGCTGTTCACCTTGTCGTCTTCTTTTTCCGTGAGCATGATGTGGGTTACTTTACGCTTCGTGCCGTTCCTCATCCATTCCACATGCCATTTTCTTCCGCGTATTTCAACCGTGTCTTTGCTGTTTTCAACGATGGAATCCAAAAGTGCTTCCTCTTTTTCCGTAGGGGGATTTACCGCCTTTTTCTTTTTCATCTGGTCAAGTAATGATAAGTTTAACAAAAAAGGGCAGCGGCTCATATTGCCACCGCCCGTAATCCTCTCCCTCCCTATGAAGGTTATGCGCCAACCGTTTCACTCAAAATAAAGATTTCGGCACCTTCGCTGTTTTCCAACGGGGTCACGGCCACGTTGAAATAAGCGGGATTGTCCCCGTCTGCCGCTACGAAGTTGGCATACATCTCCACATTGGGAAGGATGATGATGGTCTGCCGGTCCTCGCTTTGCATCAGGAGGGCTCCGGTAACCTTCTTCGGAGAAAGACTGTAGGCCGCACCTTTATAGGTCTTTCCATTGATGATATTGGTGGCACTTGCAATGGTCTTCTTGTTTTCCATAAGAAGGTC